GTCGATGTCGCATTGGTGGATGGGGCCGCGCGGCCTGATCCTGCGGGATCCGCTGGCTTGCGAACCGGTGCCGTCTGCTGGTGCGCTGGGGTTCTATGCGTGGAAACCGTCGGGCGGCCAGATACTCCGACAGCGACAGAGTCCCGACGTTTGCCTCCGGCAGAAACGGCCGCAACGTCACCGGATTGCAGAGCTTGCCGTTCCCCACCTGCGCCGTCACTACTTCCCAGATTGTGCGGTGGATCGGCTCGAAAAAATGCTCCGCGCGCACGATATCATCGACGACCGCGAACGCGGCGTTGTTCATCAAAACGGCGCCGAGCAGGGACTGCTCCGATTCGATGGAGTGATATTCCGTCACAGACCAAAATCCTCCTGCCGCTTCTTTTTGAAGCGGGTCACGCGCGCATTTTTTCGATGGTGGCTGCTATCATACCGAAGGTGGCACCGCTGGCACATGTGTCGCAAAACCTCGTCGCGGCAGTCCTCCGGAGTGTGGTTCAGATGCGCGACCGTCAGCACCACCATTGATTTTGTCACCGGATGCGGCTGCCGGTTCAGCGCCTTGCAGCGACCGCCATGTTCGTTTAGTCCGTCTCCGCACTCGCCCAAGCACTCGCAACGATCACCCGACCGAGCGCGAATGCGTGGCACCACAACCGTTTTCCAGTCTTTCGGATATCGCGCGGCGTTTTCAGGTTTGATCGGCATTCGCCACATCCAATAAAACGTCCGCATGGCACGCGCGCCCGGCCGGACACCAGCACATCAGATTTTTGCCGCGCAATTCCTTGCGTATGATCTCGACCGTCGGAGGTTCACCGAAAGCGCCATCAAAACTTCGGACCGTCAAATCCCGAAAGATCCAGCGCCGGTAATCGGCCGCAGCGTTCTCCGCCGTGTACCCCTTCCACGTCTCGACCCGCAGCGGGTTTCCCCATTTTGTGCCGCGCCCGACGTAGACCGTATTTGCCGGCTTGCGCCAGCCAGGTTCTCGCTTCCGCTGAATTCGCTCAGGCATCACTCCGCCGCCTCTAACTCGTCATCGACGTCGCCGCGCAGTGTGTCGAAGTCCAGCAACCCGCGCTCTTTCTTTTTGACTTCGGCGCAATGCCGAACCGCCTGCTTGAAATACGACGCCTTGAGTTCGAACCCGATGCCGCGCCGACCCATCGAGATCGCGCTCACGACTTCCGACCCAATCCCGAGGAACGGCGTCAACACCACGTCACCGGGATTTGACCAAAGATCGATACACCGTTCGATGACGTCGAGTTGCAGCGGCGAGATATGGGCCTCATCCTTTTCGTCCCGAGCCTCGCGATATTGCAGCGTGTTTGTCTGCTTGATATCCATCCAGACCGGCGATGCGTACCGCTGCCAAACCAGCACCGAGCACCACATTTCATAGGACCACGATGACCCGCCCGCGTCAGTCCACGTCCGCCGCTGGCGATCGTAAGCCTCGCGGCTGATATCCAATCCCTCACCGTGGAACGCATCGAACATGCCCGCGATCGGCTCGGCATTGTCGCCAGGCTTGCGGAATGTCACGATATAGTCAGCCAGCCCCTGCCCGCTCATCGCGCTATCCTTGACGATTTGCTTGTGCAGCAATCGCAGCGATTTTGTCCGCTGCTGCGCCACAACAGGGTCTTTCCAGATACAGACCTCGGAGTGGAAATACCAACCCGCCCCCTCATAGGCCCGGACGACATCGCCGCGGAAATCGTTGATGCCGATAAACCCATCTCGCGTTTTCGACCGCGGCAGGTTCATCACATGCACCGAATGCAGCCGGCCGGGCTTTGTCACCCGAAGCAATTCCGAAATGATAAACTGATAATGCGTCCAAAAATCCGACCCCTCGCTATTGGAGACGTCGCGGTCAGAGTTAGAAAATTTGTAAAGTCCGACAAATGGCGGGCTGTGGATGCCAAAATGCACAGTTTCTGCTGGGATGGCGCGAATAAGCTCGCATGTGTCCCCTTCAAAAATAGCATAATCATCCGTGACAACTTGATCCAAGCACTTAATCTCTGAAATCATGTTTTTCATGACGCCCTCGCGAATTCTGGCTGAGCGGCAGTAGCCGCAGCCATGTATGCCGAATGCGCTTCGGCGGCGGTTTCAAAAAGCCCCAGATAACAACTGCGCCCATTCAGCCCGATAAAGGCGCACCACTTTTGCGCGCCTTTGTGAAAATAGACGCCTTTATACCCACTCGTATTGCTGACGCTCAGTTTGGCGTTCATCGCATTTTGCGACTGTGTGGCAATCCGCAGGTTTCCCCAAACATTGTTGGATTTTACTGTGTCTTTATGGTCGACCTTTTTCGGCACATTGCCCGTCATCCAAAGCCAAATAACCCGATCGGCATACTGCTTTTCCCCATCGATCCCGATGACGACATATCCCAAAACATCCAACCCACCAGCGGCGGTCCCCACGACAACCTTCCGACTGTACTTTATCTTCCACGTCAGTACGCCAGTCATCGGATTATATTCGAACAGTCGCCGTACTTTGGCTTGCGTCAGATTCATGCCGCACCTCCCAGCCAATACGGGATTTGCATTTTCAAAACGGGTTGATAGTCGAGTTTATCACGAACCTGGCCCCGGACGTTGACCGACGACAAGTCCTGCATGTGCCGGACCATCGCCGCCGCCATCCGTTCGGCATCCGCCTCTTTCCGGCGATAGTTGGCGACTACCGCACCCTCAGTCTCGGCCGCGATGAAATGCGCGTTGACCTGTTTGGTTTGCCCGAACCGCCAGAACCTCCGGATAGCCTGATACGTCTGCTCAAAGCTATCGCTGGCGCCGACAAACCCTGTATCGGCACAGTGCTGCAGGTTGAGACCGTGGCCGCAAATCGACGCCTTGGTCACGAGAACCCGAATCCGACCCTCGATAAAATCGATGATCTTGCGCTCTTTGTCGGCATCGTCGTCGGACCCGCGCAATTCGACCGCGCCGGATATACCCGAAGTGATCGCCGCGCTTTCATCATTCAAATTGCACCACCATACAAACGGCCGATCGGCCGGCGTCAGAGATATTGCCTTCTCGACCCGGCTATCGATCGACCCGCGCCGCGCCTTGATCCGCTCGCCCAGGCCAGTCGCCTCCATCGGGAATAGCAGCCCGGTATCAATGTTCGGCGAGTAGGGCACGCCAACCGTGTGCTGAATTTCATTCAATGGCGGGAGATCGTAGCCCGTATCGTCGTATCCAAGGTCGGACGGCTTGCGCAGCATCACCGCCCACGATGCCATCCACTTCCAGAAAGCATCCTCGGCATGACCCTTGAGCCGCCACTTTGCAGTATCGCCGCCGTCGTGGATAAAAAACGTAGCCAGCATGTCGGTATAGGACATGATCCCGAGAAATTCGGCATGGTTGCCGAGTTCCATAAAGTCGTTCGGTGCCGGCGTGGCCGTAGCCGCCAACCGGAAAGGCACCTGTGCGGCGTCCCGAATCAATTTCGTCCGGTAATGCCCATCGACGTTTTTCAGGATGGATGACTCGTCAAGGCAGATGCCACCAAACTCCGACAAATCGAAATGCTTGAGTTTTTGATAATTCGTCACCGACGCCGCGTCGGCGTCGGCCTCGGACTGCCACCTGACGATTTTCGCGGCAATCTTGAACTTCTCGCCCTCGCGGACGTGCTGGGCAGATACCGCCAGCGGCGCCAAAATCAAAACCGGCTTTCCGGTGAATTTGGAAACCTGCCGCGACCATTCCAATTCCATCACCGTCTTGCCGAGGCCCGTCCCTGCGAATATCGCAGCACGCCCGCGGCGGAGCGCCCATTTTGTGATATCGGCCTGGTGCGGCTTGAAAAACTTCGGCAACCGGCCGACTTTGTCGACCCCCGTCATCGGGTCAACGACGCGCTTTGCAGCCAGAAAATCCTCGTATCTACCCATTGCCCGCCGCCGTATTCTGCACAGCCGCCGCAAACATGGCGCGCAGCTCGCTTTTGCTCATCTCGGGAAACTTTGGAAGCGTCCGGCGATATTCCGGCGAACCCTTCCGAACTGCGATCTTGAAAACCACCGGCTTGCGCGCGGCGGCCCGCTTTGCCCGACGCTTGGCGTTGCGGCGGTCTATGGCTTCCTGGCTGCTACGCGGCATTCGTCACCGCCTTGTCGCGAACGTGATACCCATGCCCGGAAGCGTCAATCTTCCACTCCCGCGCCCGGTTGATCGCCATCTTGCGGTCGACCTCGGCCATCAGGCTTTCGCCCATGCGGCCGGCAAGACGAAATAGCACGATCACCACGTCCGCAGCCTCGCCGATCGCGCCGGGATTGTTATCGTCCGCCGTCAAGGCTCGCAATAATTCCGCCATTTCCTCATTCGCCCGCGCCGCGACCCTCGCATTCGACGACGACGGCCCAAATGTATTTTCCGCCCACGCGGATATTGTAGCCTGACTTTCGATCATATTTTATATTCCTCTGTTGCCACAATCTAAGCTCTAATCCTTACTTCACTGATAGACCTTTTCCTTTTTCAGGCAGACCATTTACCCGAGCGATAGCGAGGTAAATGGCGACACAGGCCACCAAAGGCAGGATCAAAATCCCGCCTTCGGCTGCCGGGGCCGACTTCATTTTTCAAACCGATATATCGGTCTCAAAAGTGAAGTGGCACTTGCGACACGATGCCGGGGGCATCTCGGCCCGGTCATTCGCGGAGTCTTGTTCGCGCCGAGGACGCGGATATCCGGGCTTTACTCCCAAGCCATGCCCGCCGGCCTCCGATATCAATCCATCCATCGGCCGGTTTTAGACGCGCGCAAGCGGATCGGTGTGCGCTTGACTTGCACGCGACCGATTTGGCTTGTTTGGGATTTGGGGGAGGTTGACGAAAAGGCACAAAACGCCTATGTCAAAGTCACTGCCCCGATGGCCTTCCCAAGCCTCATCGGATTTTAGAGCGGCCCGCCCAGTTGCCCTGGCGGGCCGTTCGCTTTTATGGGGCCTATTTCATATTTTCGTCAAGGCCCAACGGGTAGACGCCGGAACTTCCGACATACAAGCTATAGCAAGTCGGGCTCGATCGGCCCGACGTCATCCCATTCCCAGACCGATATCCGCAGCCGCGGGAAATCCGAGTAAACCTTGAGAACCTGCCACATGATGATTTGGGAGTCGTCAACCCAGACGATTTTGTTCAAAGCATCGCCGACGCATTTCGCAATATTGTCGCCATCCGGCTTCGACGTCGGGAATATCTCGCCCCCGACCGCCGCGGCCTGCTTTTTCTGCGACCAGGAGGCCGGCACCGGCATGAATGCCTCCGCGAACACCGTCAGCGCCGTTTCCAGCGGCGGCCGCGCGCCCCACGCCGCGGCGCCGGCCTGCGCCAGCGCCTGCTCATAGGCCGCCGTCTCCGCATCGGTATAGACGCTGGCAAACGGCGCGCCGCCGCCCTTGGGCCGGATCACACGGAACCGAGGCCGGCCCTTTCCTCGAGGCGCCTGCGGCAACAGAATAGAAACCAGCGGCTCGCCCATCGTTTAATTTCCTCGCCCGGAAATGAGATGGAACAAAAACGCCAATGTCGATGGCGGTCACAACCTTTTTGAACCCCATGGCAGTCGGCTCGAAACCCATCGCCCGCATCACCGGAATATGCTCGCGTTACCTTTCGGTTCGGCCCGAGTGAAGTAGGAGTCCGCCTCGTCTTTTGCCGCGGCCTTCTGGGCCGCGATCGACGCCCGGGTGACCGGCGCCACCGTCGGCTTGCGCGGCGGGGCCGAGGGCTTGGGCGCGCGCGCCGCCTCTTTGGCTTCCTTTTCCACCTTCGGGATCAGCGTGCGCTCAGAGCCCGCCGGCGGGTCAGCATTCGGCCCTTTCTTGCCAGATCCGGGAGGGCGACCGCGCTTGCCGGCCGGCTTGGCGACCTTTGCCGAGGCCTTCGCACCCTTGCCCTTGCCCTTGCCGGCGTCCAGTTTGCCGATGCCGGCCTTGACTTGGCGCTCTTGCTCCGCGTGGTATCCTTCCATAAAGGCAGCGTGCTGCGGCGTCGACGGATCGTATTTCGGGACCGCCGCCTCGTTTTTCATGGCCATCGTCTGGCCTTCCTTATAGGCGCGGTCGACCGCCGGCGTCCGGTCGCCGTCAAGGAATAGCGAAAGCTGGTCGCCGATCGCGGCATCGGAATAGGCCGCAGCCAGCATCCGGTTTGCCATCTCAGCCTTGAACTCCGCTTCGCCCTCCGGCGTCTGCAGCAACAGTGAGATTTTGATCTGCTCCATGGAGAAGCCAGATTCCTTGATCTCTTTCTGGTACTGCCGGCGCTTCGCCGCCGCTGAATTGGCGCGCTCGTTCAGCGTCTGCCAATGATCCCGGCATTCGATGAAAGACTTTTTGAGTTTTGGATCTACGATGTTGTCGGTTTTAGCTGCGGTGCGAGCCACGTTCGTTTCCTTTCGGTTTGGGGGATTTTCGATAGCACGGCCGATCAGTCCCAGATAGCCGCCGTTTCCGGCTGCATCTGCCGACCGGTCAGACCGGTCAATTGCTTCAATTTCGGAATGTATTTCGGCGGAATGCCGTTGCGCTGCCAAGAATCGGCGACCGCGCGCGAGACCCCGAGCGCCTCCGCCATCCGGCTTTTGGCGCCGTGCGGTTTCCCGTCGACCACAAAATGCGACAGCACCAGATTGTAGCCGTCTCGATTTGTGAGCTTTTTCATACTTCCAATATATACCGCAAAATAAATATTGACAGTCCAAAGTGTGGCCCTATATTACGGACACACCCGAGGCAATGAGCCTCAACCCGAACCGGGAGAACCCAGATGCTGATTTCCGATTACCGCATTGTCCGGCGGAGCTTCGGCGAATACCACAACGTCGAAATTTTGACCGTGACTTGGGTGGCAGCGATGTGCATTGCCATGAAAATGCAAGCTTATAATGGTGACGGCGAATATTTCGTATATCGCGCCGACGAGACTTTTCCCGTTGGCTGTTATTGCCCGCCCTGCCCCGTGCAGGCCGCCTTTGCCTATTTGTGAGGACGGGCCGATGATTATCGAAACCTCCGACAACCGCTTTTATGCCGTCGCCGAGACCGGCAATCCCGCGCTGGCCCATGTCTGGTACGGCATCCCCGTAAAGCGCAGCCGTGGCGAATACGTCCCAACCGTTCGCGGCGAAAACTTGCAGCGCCGCAACAGCCCCGAACTCGTCCGCAAGGCCGCAACCCGCATTGTGGAGCAGTAACATGCCCGAGATCGAAGTGACTTTTGACGAGATGGCCGCGTTCTGGACGTTTGGCCGTGAAGCGTGGCACGCCACATTTGGCGGCTTCGATCTTGGTTGCACCGTCGGGATCGGCAAAACGCCGCTCGACGCCATCGAACGACGAGTTGCTGCGGATTTACGATTACGGAAAGGATTTTTGACCATGATTGAGCGCATGGAGCAAATCGTCGCGCATTTGGGCGCGGCGCTAATGCAGGTTGTCGAGACCGACGACAAAATCATTATCATCCACGTCGCCGATGCGCACGCGCTGGCCGTGAATGTCTTACGAGAGTTGCGACAGATGGAGAAAGCGGCATGAACCGAGAACCGAACGCGCTGGACGCGCTCGCCAACGTCGCCGTGACCGTCGCCGAGATCGTGGCGTGGATCATCATTTTCGCGGCCCCCGCCATCGGCTGGATCATGACGCCGGCAGGCATGCAATGAGCGACCGATATTTGCTTGGAATTTGGGCCGGATCGCTGATAGACGCCACCACGCTAATCAACGATCACATGATCGCCGATCGCGTCATTCAATTTATTCCAGACAAGCCACACGGCTATTGGATCATGCTTCGCGTCAGCGCCAGCGTCCATGATGAATTGCGAAAGGCCGGATCCGACGCTCGTCCAAAAAGGAGTTTTCTGTGAGCAAGGAAATGGGCCCGCGCGAGCGAGCTTTGCGCGAAATGCGCGAAGCCCGATTCACCGAAAACGCCAAGATAACAGCCGGCATCCGCCGCGCCGCCGTTGAAGGCAAGATTGTTCTGGAACAGAAGGTCAAGGCGACGTCCGAGCGGATGAAGAACAAGCCGGCCAAGAAGCGGAAGGGCAAGAAATGATTTGGGTTATCGCATCGCTACCGTTTTGGATTGTCGGGATACTGCTTTCAGTCGCCGCTTTAGCTGGGGGATATAGATGCCTCCAAACCGACAAAACCGGACGCGACATTATGAACACCGTGATCGGATTTACGTCGATCATGATGTTCGCTGGCGGCCTTCTATATTTGGCCGCGAAAATCTGTTCATGACGCAGCTGCGCCAGCGCCAACCGCGATTGCTGGATCCGGGATTCCTCGCTTTCCTGCGGACCAAGCGGTGCTGTTGCTGCAACGCCGCGCCGCCTGTGCAGGCCGCCCATATCCGGATCGGCCTATTTGCAAAGGGCATGAAGCCCCACGACAAGCACGCCGTTCCGCTTTGTGCCTGGTGCCACCTCGACGGCCCCGAGGCGCAGCACAAAATGAACGAGACCGAATTTTGGCGCATGTGGGAAATGGACCCGTTCGAGATCGCCGCGAAGCTTTATGCCGAATACGGCGGGACCGGCGGGACGCCGAAAAAGAGGCGGACTATTTCCAAGCCTCGCCGACCAAAAGAGAAGCGCGCCAAGATCCAGAGCCGAGGCTTTGGCCAACAGAAAAGGAAATTCGGGCGATGACAACCACAGTTATCTATACCTGCGACCGTTGCAAACAGGAGGCCAAGAGCCGGCACGACAATGGCGGGTATCCCCCGCTTTGGACTGTTTCGATCTTGTGCGAGCCGATCGACCACCGCAGTCAATATCACAGCCCGAACAAATATCAGACGGCCGAGCTTTGTCCGGACTGCGTCGCCGCGCTTGGTATTATGAAGCCGTTACTTCGCGCAGAGACCGACCCTCCTGCGCCGACGCTTGATGACATGATCCGCGCCATTGTCCGCGAAGAACAGCAGAGCGGAGAATAACCGTGGCTGATTCCTTTGAATGGTGGACGAACGCCCTCGCCGGCACGCGCGGCCCGATCAGCGCCGACGAGCCCGAGAGCGGATTCTATCGCCAGAAGAACCGCGCCGGCCAGTATGAGCCCGTGGCCTACTGGAAAGACGAGACCACCGGCGAGCAGCGCTGCCACATCAACGGCAAGCAGCCGCAGGACCCGCTCCGGATGTTTGAGGTATGGCCACACGCCAGCCGCAACCCGATCACCGCCGAGTCTTACTGGCACCGGATGGACACCGGAACCTGGCTTGACAACGATGCCGGCGCCGCCGAGGCCGCCAAGGGCCCCGCGATCGACCCCGAGGCCGATCCGGCCGGCTCGCTCAAGGCCGAGATCGCCGCGGCGAAGGCTGGCCTAGCCACCTACGCCACCATTGAGAGCGACGAGCAGGCCGCCAAGGCCCAGACCCTGCGCAGCGCCCTAACCGGTTTTGCCGGCAAGGCCACCAAGGCATACGAGGCATTGAATCGGCCGTTGCTGGACGAGCAGAAGCGCATCCGCGAAATCTGGTTCCCGATCCGCGACGACGCCGCCGGCGGCGCCGAAACGATCCGGAAGGCGCTTGGCGCATGGGAGGATGTGAAGCGGGAGAACCAGCGGCGCGCCGACCTCGAAACCGCGCGCCCGGCCGAGATCGCCGCCCGCGAAGCCGAGTGGAAAGGAGCAGAGCCGGGATCCGTCGCGAAAGTTGACCCGCCGCCGGTCCGCCCCGTAGTGCCAAACACTCCGCCGCCCTCGACCAAGATCAAGGGCGCGTCCGGCCGCGCCGCATCCGTCCGGCTCAAAAAGGTTGTGACCGCCATCGACATCGACAAGGCATTTCAACAATTCCGCAACGACCCCGAACTTTATGCGTTCCTGCTAGACCTATCTCAGAAGGTGGTCGACGCCGGTTTTGTGGCGATCGGGGCCACCATCGAAGAAAAATCCGACATCCGTTAGGAGAACAAAATGGCTCGAATTTACGCCGCATCATCATGGCGCAATCAAAAACAACCGGCCGTCGTCATGCGATTACGGGACGCTGGACATCAGGTCTACGATTTCCGAAATCCATTCAATGGCAGACCCGGATTCGCGTGGTCGGAAATCGACCCCGATTGGCAGGGGTGGAGCGCAAAACGATATCGCGAATTGCTCACGACTAGCCCAATAGCTGCGGCGGGATATGTCAGCGACCTTCGGGCAATGGAATGGGCGGACACATGCGTTCTGATCTTGCCGTGCGGGCGGTCCGCTCATCTTGAGGCCGGATGGTTCACTGGACGCGGTAAACGCTGCGTTATTCTCACTCAAGACGGCGAGGAGCCGGAACTTATGGCGTTGTTGGCAACGGACATTTGCATTTCCGTTGAAGAAGTTATTTCGGCACTGAAATAGGAGCATCAAATGGGACGACCACCGGGCGCAAAGAACAAAACGAAAGGCGAGACCGTGCAGACCGACACCGCAGAACGGACCGAGCAAACCGTGGCCGAACAGCCGACCAGCAAGGGCGAGGTGGCGATATTTCAGCCCGCGCGCCTGCCGTATCATCCGGCGATTGAGCAGCGGTTCCAGATCGACAAGGGCCAATGGAAAGTACTCGTCGAGGCTATTTTCCCCGCCGCCAAATCGGTCGACGCGATCGTGATGGCCCTCACCTATTGCAAATCCCGCAACCTGGACCCGTTCAAGCGGCCGGTTCATATCGTGCCCATGTGGGATTCCGCGCGCGGCGGATATGTCGAGACCGTTTGGCCCGGCATCAGCGAGTTGCGCACCACCGCATCGCGCACCAAGGGGTACGCCGGTTGCGACGAGGCGGAATTTGGCCCCGAAAAGACGACCGAGATCGAGGGCCGGGTTAAGCGAAATGGCAATTGGGAGACCGCCAAGGTCAAGGTGACGTTTCCCGATTGGTGCCGGCTCACCGTGTACCGCATCGTCGACGGGCAGAAATGCAAGTTTGTCGGCCCGAAGGTGAAATGGCTCGAAACCTACGCGACGCAGGGCGCCAGCGACCTCCCCAATAAAATGTGGGAGGAGCGCCCCGAGGGCCAGCTGGAAAAATGCGCCGAGGCCGCCGCGCTCCGCCGCGCGTTCCCCGAGGAGATCGGAAACGAGCTCACCGCCGAGGAAATGATCGGACGCAACGTGCACGACTTGAGCGTGGACATTCCGGCCGTTGCCGACGCCGCGGCGACGCCGAACAAGGACGCCGGGCCGCCCCGCGCGATCACCGCCCCGAAGCAGGAGGCCCCGCCGGCCGATCCCGAGCAGGCCCGCGACGGCACGCCGCCGGCGCGCGCGCCGAAGCCTGCCGCTCCGAAGGATGACCCGATCAGCAGCGGCCCGCCGCGCACGATCGCACCGAAGGAAGCCGGCCCGAGCGACCCGGGCCCGAAGCCTCACCGGATACCCGGCGACGGGCACACCTATGAGAGTTGGGCCGAAAAATACTGCGACCTTATCAAGACGTCGGACGACGTTGCGACCGTTTACGCATGGATCGACGCCAACAGCAGGGAATTCGCGATTGCAGAAGGTGCGCCAAAGCAGCCAGGCCCATTGACGCGGCTGCAGAAGGGTAAACCGTCCGTTTACGCCACGGTCAAGAAAACGACCGAGGAGGTTATGGAAACCCTGCGCGATCGCGCGGCGCGGGCCGCCCAGAAGGCCGCCAAGCCGAAGGCCGAAGATCCGGCGCCGTCCGATATGGGCGACGGCGCTGGCCATGGTAACATGGACGACGGAGCGAACTCGCCGGCTGAGATCGACCCGCCGGCAGACAGCAATCCGGAAACGATCCTGAAATGGGCGAAGGCGGCGTTCGCCACAGTGCAGAACGCGGACGACCTCGAGGCCTTCTTTACCGAGACGATTGAGCCGCAGATCGACAACTTGTTCCCGCCAGATCGCGAGGAGATCATGGCCGAATACAAGCGCACCGAGAAGCGGCTGGGCATCGACTGATGAAACCTCACCGCATCGCCGCCTTCCACGAAAAGTATATTCCCGAGCCGAATTGCGGTTGCTGGCTTTGGCTGGCCGCCGTAGACGAAAAAGGATATGGCGATTTTTGGGACGGCGACGCGGTTGTGGCTGCGCATCGGGCATCATATCGAATTCACTTTGGCGATATCCCCGCCGGCGCGCACGTTCTGCATTCCTGCGACGTTCGCCCATGCGTCAATCCCGGCCACCTTTTCCTGGGCGACCAATCATCCAACATGGCCGACATGGTTGCCAAAAACCGCCAAGCGGCCGGAGAGCGCCACGGCAACTGCAAACTTGATGATTTAACCATTGATTATGTGCGCCGATCATTCAAGCGCAGCAGAGATATCGCCGCGGAGCTTGGCATCAGCGAGAGTTATGTTTCGCAATTGCGCTCCGGCCAACGGCGGAACGTCTGATGGCCGATCTATCTGCAAAAGGATTTATCAGGCGTGGAAACTGCTTGGTGCCAGCGGATTACAACGCCGAGGATTGGCTGAATACAATTCCGGAAGGAAAGGAGGTGCTAATTGATTGGAGAAAACCGCGGCATCCGGCCAACCATCGGCATTTTTTTGCCATCCTAAATCTGGCCTGCGAGCATCTTCCAAATTATCCGGACGTGGATTCTTTGCTTGACGCGCTCAAGATCGCCTGCGGCCATACTAGGTCCGTCATGCTCGCCGACGGCCAGATGATATTTTTGCCGAGAACCATCAATTTCGGTGCAATGGGCGAAGAAGAATTCAAGCGGTTCAAGAACCGTGCCCTATGGGTTTTGTCGCGCATCCTTGGATTTGATGCCGCCGACTTGTTGCCCGAGATCGACGCCCGCAACGCCCGCCTGCCCTACGACCTGGATGGAGAATATCAGCGCCACGATCGCGCTCCGCCATCCCGCCAGATCGGCCACGACGACCGCCCCGAGCCACCCGCATCAGCCTACTAACCCCAGAGGAGCATCAAAAATGAGCGACATGGACGACATTCAGAACGCCCCAGCCCCGCCGCACCCCGGATATATCGTGATAGACACCGAAGGGACCGGCCTGTTCGACTACAAGAAGCCGGCCGACGCCGAAGGCCAGCCCCGCATGGCGTCGCTTTCGATCATCTACGTCGACGAGGCGATGGAGATCGAGCGCGAATATCACGTCTATATCCGGCCGGACGTGAACGACTACAAGATGGAGGAGGGCGCATTCAAGGCGCACGGCCTCACGGTCGAATTCCTCAACGAAAACGGAATCCCCGTCACCGAGGCGCTGGCCGAATACAACAGCGCGATCAACAACGGCAGGATCATGGTCGCGCACAATTCGCAGCACGACGCCAAGCAGATCAGGGCCGAGCTTCGCCGCGCCGGCCTGGATGACAAATTCGAGAGCGCGCCGAATATCTGCACCATGCGCGCCATGACGGATATCTGCAAAATCCCGCCGAAGGGAAACCGCGGCGGATACAAGTGGCCCGCGCTATCCGAGGCGCTGCTTTTCATCGGATCCGAGAACCTTGGCGACCACTCCGCCAAGAACGACGCTTTGGGTGCGCTTGAGCTTCTGCGCTACCTCAAAAAGATCGACCGGCTGCCGGCCGGCGCCGTGCACTATGCCAAGGGCCGAGACTGATGGCCGTCGGCGACCGCATCCGCATCATTTCAGAGGAGGAATACCGCATCATGTCACCGCCCCGCAGACCTCGCGGCGAAAAACCGCAAACTACGATCCGATACCTCAACCGCCAGATCGCCCTTATGCAGCAGACGATCGGCGGCATCCGCATGGCCATGGGCGACAAGGACAAGGTCATCGCCGGTTTCGACGTCCAAATGAGCGAGCAGGAAGATCAAATCCAGCATCTACAGCGCCGAAACGCCGATCAGGCCGCACAACTTGGATGGGCTAAAGACGAGATCCGTCGCGCATCCCAGCGTCTCGCCTACCTCGAGGGGTACTTCTATGCCAAAGAAAAGGAAACGCCGCACAATCAGACATTCCCGCCCGTACGAACCCCGGGCGCACTTGTCGCCGGCGATCCGCCCCAAACTTTCGCCGGAACAGGTTCGCGAGATCAGGAAGGCGTACAAATTCGCGGACAAGATCCAGAAGGCTCGCGGTCTCAGCAAGGCGCCGCCGGGATTGGCCCAGCGCCTGGCGATAAAATACGGCGTTTCGCCAGCAACGATCTTTCACATCAGAAAGGGCGAGCGGTGGAGCACGCTGAAATAGCCGATCCGTACGGCGGCGAATACTGGACAAAATCAATATGACGCCGGCCGAGAAGATCGACGCGCTATCCCAGCGATATCGCGACGGAGAGTTTTCGGCGGACGTTACCGCGCCAGCCTTGTCGGGCTTCTGCCGCCCGACGAGGCGGATATCATGGTCCGGAACGATACCGCGATCCGGACGCAATTTGCCGGCTCAAACCTGCGGCCGCTGCCAAGGCAGACCGCCGACCACATCGCCACCGTCATCAAAACCATGAGGACAAACACTTGAACGCATCCGAAAAATTCAGCGAGGAGTTGATCGATCTCATCCGCAAGCGATATCCGAAGGCGTTGCAGGGCGATATCGGCCAGCACGCCGAGGCCACGACCGCCGTCGCGGTCGCCATGGGCGGATTGCTTGCCTTCTCATTCCGGCTCAATGGCGAAGTTTTGGGCCGGACGACGCTGCAATCCGTCGTCAAAACGATCATCGAAAACGCATCCGCGATCGACGCCAAGGGCGCCGAGATCATCCGAAAGTCGCTACCGCCGGCGCATTGAGCGGCCGGCAGCAAAAGGAGAGTACCCATGTTGGACGCAAGCAAAGAATTCGGCCGCCAGGTCGACGCCCTTGTGGCGGAAAACCAGCATTATCGCGTAAAATCCGAAAATGACGACATCACAATTCGCCTGATGCAGGAGCAGTATAAGGCCTTGGCCGCATCAGTGGAGAGCATGCGCAACAAATACGAGCGACAGATTTTCCAGCTGACGACCGAGCGCGACGAGGCCGTGATAAAGCACGCCAAGATCAAGTCGCTATTGCTGCAGGCCGCCGATATCGTCATGCAGGCCGCTCGAGCGGACGTCGGCGACGAGACCCCGGAAAAGATGCCTCCACAAACCGGCTCCCACATCGTCGACGAGCGCCTGCCGACGGCGCGGATCGGCTGAAAAGCCAAACGGCCCCGGCTTTTACACCGGGGCCGTCGGGAGGATATCCAAGAAAGCGCGGGTATGGGGCGACATTCCCCGCACCCGATATCTACCAGCCCCGCCGATTCGGTCAAACAACATCCGAGGCCATCCCATGAAATCCGTCTGCCTTATCCTCATCCTTTCCGGCCAGATTGTCGGCGTCGATAAGCCTTTCTCAAATCCGGACGCATGCGAGCGCGGCGGGTTTTCCATGACCGACGGCCAAACCGTCAAAGGGTTTTCTTGCCTGCCGCAGATCATGGTCGACGGCCTGCCGACGTACGACTGCGGCAATTACTCCAAAATCAATTGGGCGCCGCCTGGCCCGACGAAGTGCCATTTTGAGATACTCGTCCCCAAATCCGGAAAGATCCGCCGCGTCAGCGCCGAATGCGACGCGGAGTTGCCCGGCGTCATCAATATCTTGCCGCCGACCTATCCGACGAAAAAGTATCGGGCACCGCTGGAATAGCTACTTGGCAATATGAGGAAGCGCCGACGCCAGCACAAACGCCAGCGTCGCTGCCGCGGCCAGCATCCACGGCCCATCGCCATAGTCCGGCTTGGACACCGCGCGGATCTTGCACAGCGACCCGACTACGATCAGGAGCGCGCCCAAAGCCAGCGCCGCGGCCTGCCAATTCCCGAAATCCCCGCCGCCGTAGAACTCGCGCCACGCCCAGATCACGATCGTCCGGACCCACACGCCGCAATCGCAGACCACGACGGCGATCGCCAGGTTCATGCTTGGAGGGAGCTTGCCACCGATCCAGTCGGCAAACGCAAGCCCGCGGCGCCGCGTCTCGCGCCACAGATACATCAGCATCAGCCCGATAAAGCAGAATTCCAGAACCATGCCCGCGCCGTTGAGCAATTCGAGCGGCAAAGCAGGGTCGATCATTCCGGAGGGCCCTTGTATATCCTCGATTCCTGATGCGACTGGAACGAGTCCGCCACCAGCGCCACGTCATGATGCTGCAACCATAGCTCCGCCATCAGGGAGCGGAACGGATCAGGCGAGGCGGACCGGGAGCGCATTGTCTGCTCGACCTCGTTCGTCAGCCTCATCGCCGTTGCATACTTGTCGTATGCCGGCGACGGCCTGCGAAGGAAATCCCGCAGCCAGTTCATTGAGATCGGCCCCCCGTAAGCATCCCCTTGAGCTCCGTCATGATTACTATGGTACGCTCCGACAGAGTTTCCAATCGCGACTGGATCTCCCGACGCTCCAAATCCGACCGCCACCACAACCAGAATAAAAACGGCGAGAGCGCCCACCCGCCGGACTTGATTATTTCGAGTATCTGCCCGGCGTCCATTCCCATTCCCCAACATCGCTATGCGACGCCGGCGTCAGGGTCGAACTGCGGAGCAATCCTATCCCATGCGGCATCCACCCTGGCGTCAAGCGCGTCCAGATCGGCGTCCTGCTCCGCCGTTGTCGAGACGCTATCGCTGCGCAAACTGGCGATGATGCTTTTGACGCCCTGATAGATCAGCGAGACCTCGTCGCCAACCAGCGGCGCCAGCCGCTCAAGAACCGGTACGACCTTTGTCAGCATGCCGATGATGGCCGCCACAGCCGCCGCCGCATTGCCGCTAACGCCGAGGAGCGGGAGCAGCGCCTGCACCGCCGTCAAAACCGACAAAATCACGTCCGAAACTACTTTGGCATTTATCACGGACATGGCTGATTATCTCCCGGTAAAGGTTGCTGCCGGCGTCGCCTGCAGGCCCGTGACGGCATCGACGAGCAGGTTATAGACCGTCGCGATGGCTGGCTGGCCGTTCTCGACCGCCGACCGCAGCGCAATCCTCGCCTTTGTGCCCTGCTTGACGAACCTCACGATCTTGCGCCGGGTTTCGACGTCGCACCCTGGCCCCGTGAAGTTGCCGTTGACGCAATAAACCGCGAAATTCGCCGCGGTTCCCTTGAGGATATCGAACGTCGCCGCGGCCGGCCGGACGACGCTCGCCGGCACCGTGGCCGTCGTTGCCACGGTATAGACCTGTTTGACGACGGCGATCTCCTGCCGAAACCGCTCGAGTTCCGGCGCGCAGCCGGCAAGCAGCAGAAGCGAAACGATAGCGATGATGCGACGCATTGGCTGCCTCTATTTGGTTGGCGGGATGATGGTGACGCTTTCGGCCGAGACGACCGACGCCGAGGGCGCGGCGTCTGCGGTCGCCTTGTCAGTCACGATCGTCTGCACCTCCGGCAACGCGATCGTCGCGGCGATCAGCGTCTGCTTGGCCTCGTCACTTTTTGCCAGCACATTATTGGACGCGATGGCGGCCGTTGCTTTCACCAGCGCCGCCTGCGCGTCCGCGGCCTGCGGCAATTTGGGATCGGACGCGATCGCCGCCGTACTTGATATCTGCGACGTCGGGCTGGCGGAATGACTGGCCTTTAGCGTGGCATAAAGCGGAGCCAGCGCCGCGATGACCAGAACCAGGCTATTGACCGTCGCGCCCAGCGACTGAATAGCCGCAGTGACCTGCTCGACCGAGATCCCCTTGGCCTGCAGCCCGAAAATTACGATTGCCGTCCCGGCGATTGAAATGGCGTGTCGGCTGGCCGCGTCGACCTGTGCTTTGGTAGGCAACCACATGATGCGAACCCCTATGTTTTTGACTTGGACAGCAGCGCCGCCCAAGTGGCGTCTCCGCATTTCCCGTCAGGTTTGAGATTGTTACGCGACTGGAACAGCCGGAGCGCCCATTCGGTTTCAGAACCGGCGAGATAGGTGCCCGTCACCTTGCACCCTAGCATAGTCTGCATCCGTTGCACATCAGCACCGGTTGATCCGGGGATGACGATCGGCGGACCGTGCGGGACCGCGGGAGCGGCAGGCTTCGGCGCAGCCGGCTTGGCCGCTGCGACCTGGCCAATATTGCGCACGACATCGCCGTGGCCGGCCTGCGCGCTATCGGCATACGGATCATAATCGACCGGCGGATACCAAGAGCCGGCGAAAAGCGCAGCCTGACGCCACACCGGAACGCGCTGCAGATGACCGCTATCGACAAAACTGCCGGTTCGCGCGTGCCCCCAATCCTGCCCCGAGATCAGGCCGTGCTTTCGCGCCAGATCGCGCAGGAACACATACGGCCCGTTTGCGCCCTGATAGGCACCGTTGATGAAAACCCCGAGATCGACCGCCACCCCGTATCCATGGCATCCGACCCGCGACAGTTTCGTGGCACCCTTGCGAAATAGCGCCGCCTGCCGCGTCTGTGATCGATAGGTTTCCAGCAGCCGCAGATCGTGCCCGAGGGCTTTCCCCTCCGCGATCAGCGCCTGGACCGCGGCCCGCGTGCCCGGCTCAAGCAGCGCCGTATCCTTGCAAACGACATCGGAACGGAACGCCGCAGATCGCGCAATCACATCGGTATAAAACGACATTACCGCTTCTCCCAAAGCCTGCGCGTCACCAGCGCGATGGTGCAGCATACGGTCTCAAACTGGGCGTAGGTCAGCGACATATTCCCCCCTCAATAGCTGACGATCACGACGCCGCTGCCACCAGCAGCGCCAGTCCCCGACGTAATTTCACTTCCACCGCCACCGCCGCCCCGGTTGGCGGCTCCTGCCGTCGCTACGCAGCCCGCGCCTTGGCAGCCTGCGCCGCCGCCACCATTGCCTGCGCCTGCCGCGCTCACCGCAAACGCTGCGCCGCCTCCGCCGCCGCCGTATGTTACAGACGAACCGCTGATGGATGAAGTAACACCATTGCCGCCATCGCCCGCCTTGGACGCGATTACGGCGTTTCCGCCTGCAGAACCAGCGCCCCCGCCGCCGCCCGCAGGGAAGTCAGAGCCCGTTCCGTTCGCGCTCGTCCCGCCAGCAAAACCAGCCGACGCGGTGCCGCCAGCCTTCGACGTGCCGTATGCGTCGGTGAATTTCCAGCCCAAGGCTTCCGGAGGGTACGATGCGGTTTAAGTGGATTGCGGCGCTCGCGCTATCTATTCTGTCGACGGCGGCGTTCGGGCAGGGCGCGCAATTCCCCGCTGGCACGGTTTGGGGGAACGATACGGCGGCGCAGCGGCCCGGTAAAGCTGCAACGGTCTCGGCAATCCTTGATCGCGCGCTGGGTTCGACGCGGGGCGCCATCATTGAGCGCGGTGCCTCGGGATGGGGTATCGTGGGACCGGGCGCAACCGCGGGGCTTGCTTGGATAAGCGGCGGCACTGGCGCGGATCCCGCCTATGGTGTTCTCGGTCTTGTCGGCGGCGGCTGCAACGCCGCCCTGACGGCCAGCAATGGCGGCATCCTTTACTCGACGGCGAGCGCGTGCTCCATCTTGGCGGGGACGGCCACGGCTCGGAAGATGCTGCAGTCCGGGTCGAGCGCGGCACCGGCGTGGTCGACTACGACATGGCCTGCCACGACGACGATCAACCGGATCCTGTATTCGAGCTCTGCGAACGTGATCGGTGAGATCACGACCGCGAACGGCGGTCTGCTGAACACTAGCGGCTCTGGCGTCCCGTCGATTACGCCGACGCCGATTTTGGGCGTAGCCGGCTCCGTCGTGGGTACGATCGGTTTCCAGAATGCGACCAGCGGCGGCATTACATTGTCGCCGCCGACCGGCGCGCTTGGCTCTGCGACGCTGACGCTGCCCGCCGCGACTGATACGCTCGTCGGCAAGGCCACAACCGACACACTGACGAACAAGACGCTGATGTCGCCGGTAATCAACACAATCCAGTCGCCGACATCGGTGCAATTCCTGAATGGAGGGAACGCGAACGGAATCCATACTGGATCGCTTTGCTCGACTGCGAGCTACGCAAACTGCTCCTCGGTCCCGGCCAATGGTATCTACACCAAGGGCGATATTGCGATGGCGGGGTCCACATCGGGCCTCGGTTCACTCAAGGCACCGGCGGCCGCGTCGTCCTATATCTGGACGCTCCCGGCGACAACGGCGACGCTCACGGGGA